AACAAATTTTGTGGACTATTCTGATTGCTTTGTTTGGTTTCGCCGCTTGATCGAGGAGTACCAGATATATCCGCTACAGGTCGGATATGACCGCTACAGCTCACAATACCTCGTGGAGGACATGAAGCAATATGGCTTCCACATGGATGATGTGTACCAGGGATACAACCTCACTCCGGTGATACGGGAATTTGAGGGGCAGATCAAGGACGGGAACATCAGGATCGGGAACAACAACCTGCTGAAAGCACACCTGCTCAACTCGGCACTGAAGAATGATGTTGAATCGCAGAAGGTGAAGCTCGTTAAAATCGGGACACGCACACGCATTGACGGCACGGCGGCACTGCTGGATGCCATGACCGTTCGCCAAAAGTGGTATGTCGATATTGGGGAACAACTAAAGAACGAGGAGTGAAAAAGTGGAAAGAAGATCTCTTTTCGATTACATCTTCAAGAAGCCGGAGCCAACCGGATCGCCGCAAGGTTTTTTCAAGACGCTGACTGCGTACACGCCAGTATTTACAACTTTCAGCGGCAGCATCTATGAGAGCGAACTGATCCGCGCGTGCATCCATGCCAGAGCTACGCACATAAGCAAGCTGCGCGTTACGGTTCAAGGGAGTAAACATCTCAAGATGCTGAAGGAATTTGAAAAAGCGCCCAACAGATTCCAAACCTGGGGGCAGTTCCTTTACCGGTTGTCCACCATTCTGGACGTGCAAAACAATGCGTTTATCGTGCCGGTGCTGAATGAGAATGAAGAGATGACAGGCATGTTCCCGCTGCTTCCGGACCGATGCGAACTCGTACAGTATTCGGGAGAGCCGTGGTTGCGATACATGCTCAAAAGCGGAGGGAAGGCCGCCATGGAGCTGAGGCGCTGCGGCCTGATGACCAAATTCCAATACCAGGATGACTTTTTCGGGGAGAGCAATAAAGCACTGTACCCGACTTTGGATCTCATCAATATTCAAAATCAGGGAATCCGAGAGGCGGTGAAGTCATCCGCGACATATCGGTTCATGGCGCAGATCAAAAACTTCAGCAAACCAGAGGATTTGGCAAAGGAACGCAAGCGATTCAGTGATGAAAACCTCTCGGGTGAGGGTGGCGGCCTCCTGCTGTTTCCGAATACATACACCGACGTCAAACAAATCAGCGGGACGCCGTATGTTGTGGATGCGGAGCAGATGCGATCCATAAAGGAAAGCGTCTACACCTACACGGGGACGAATGACGATGTTCTGCAGAACAAGGCGTTTGGTGATGCGTGGTCCGCTTTTTATGAGGGCGGTGTTGAGCCGTTTGCAATCCAGTTCTCTGATGTGGCAACGAATATGATCCAGGCGAACAATCCGGGAAATGGCGCAGCGTCCATCATGGCCACCGCAAGCCGGCTCCAGTACATGAGCAATGCGGACAAGCTGAATGTGTCCAGAGACATGGCTGACCGCGGCATTATGAATCGGGACGAGATCAGAGAAATTTGGAATTTGCCGCCCCTGCCAAACGGTGAGGGGAAGGCCTATACAATCCGCGGCGAGTATTACTTGCTCGGGGGGAAGAAAGGTGAAGGTGATACTAAGTGACCGAGAAGATGCAAAAGAAGCTGGACAATGGCCGTGAGTATCGTTCTATGACCATGGCGGTCCGGGCCGCGCAGGACGACAGCAAGCTGATTGTGGAAGGATATGCGACCACATTTGGCGAGCCGTATGTTCTGCATGAAAGCAAGAATTACAAGTTCCTCGAACGGGTGGATCCTCACGCATTTGATGAGTGCGATATGAGCGATGTCATCTTCCAGTATGACCACGAGGGGCGAGTATTCGCCAGAACACGCAATAAGACCCTGGAGCTGACGATTGACAGCAAGGGGCTATTGGTCCGAGCCGATTTGTCCGGCACGGATGAAGGTAAGAAGCTGCACCAGGAGATTGCCGGTGGATATACCGACAGGATGTCCTTTGGCTTTGTAGTCGCGGAGGATAAACGCGAATACATCGAGGACGTAAACGCTGGTACAGTGACTTACACCCGCACGATCACAAAGATCAGCAAGCTGTATGATGTGTCTGCCGTAAGCATTCCTGCCAACGATATGACCAGCATCAGCGCCCGGAAATTCAGCGATGGAGTGATCTCTGAATTTGAATCGGAGCGGATTTGCCGGGAAAAGAAGAAAAAAATCAAACTTATGATGGAGGTAGCAAAATGAATATCGAAAACATGACCATGGCTGACATTGAGGCCCGTATGGCCCAGATCGCCACCGAGATGGATGCGGAGGGTGCCGACCTTGACGCGCTGACCGAAGAGGTCCGCAAGCTGAACGCCAGAAAGGACGAGCTGCGCAAGGCTGAAAAGCGCAGTGAACTGCGCAAGGCTGTTGCCGGCGGCGCCGGTGTCGTTCTTGACATGCCCGGCAACCAGGGTGAGGAGCGCACCTATGATGCCAGCTCTCCCGAGTATCGCTCCGCCTTCTTCAAGGACCTGATGGGCGCTGAGATGACCCAGGAGGAGCGGGCGGCTTTCGTCCACACCACTGCGAACACCGCGGCTGTGCTGCCCACCACCACCCTGAATAACATCTGGGATCTGGTGTCCACCCAGCACAGCATCATGGGCGACATTACCATCTACCGCACTGGCACTGTCATCGAGGTGATCAAGCACACTGCGATCACTGCAGGTGCAGCCAAGAGCGTGTCTGAGAATGCCGCCAATGACGATGAGAACAACACCTTTGTTAAGGTCGTTCTGTCCGGCAAGGATTTCTCCAAGCACGTGGACATCACCTATGCCATGGAGCGTATGAGCGTCGAGGCGCTGGAGGAGTACCTGACCAACGAGATTGCCGACCAGCTGGGCGCGGCCATGGCGGATGATGTGGTGGCGCAGATCAACACTGATATGGCATCCGGCAATAAGATTTCCAGTGCAAAGGCTGACACCCTGACCTTTGCTGAAGTGGCGAAGGCGTTTGGCTTGCTGGAGCGGGCCGACAATGTTGTGGTATACGGCAAGCGGTCCACCATTTACAGCTATCTGGTTGGCATGGTCGATGCCAATGGTCGCCCTGTGTTTCAGCCTTCCGCTCAGGCCGGTGCCGCTGGCGTCATTCTGGGCGCTGCCATCAAGATCGAGGATTCCGTTGCGGCCAATGAGCTGCTGATCGGCGATGCTAAGAAGGTGGCCTATAACATGGTTCAGGATATCATGATCGAGTCCGACAGAGATATCAAGAAGCACGTCACCACCCATTCCGGCTATGCCCGTGGCTCTGGCGCTCTGATTGCGCCTAAGGCCTTTGCCAAGATCACCGTAACCCAGGGGTAAGCGGCTATAGCCTCCAGAGAGAGTCGGTAGCCTATACAGCCGAGGACTTGAACAGCATGACGATTGCTGAAATCAAGTCCTTGGCTGCCGACTTAGGCTATAGCATCACAAAGACGCTGAAGGCTGACATCATTGCTCAGTTCCTTGAGCAGCAGGAGGCTTGAGATGGTTGCTATTCCGGATGATATTCTTAAAGCGGCGCTTTTCCTCACGACAGACGCATATAACGACGAGCTAAGGCGGTTGCAGAGAGCGGGCGTCGAAGACTTGCGGCGTGCTGGGATAAATGTTGGTGATCCGTATATGATCATTGGAATCCCGCCAAAAGAGGGCAACCTTGTTGCGCAAGCGGTGATTACCTATTGCCGCATGAATTTTGGCTCGCCCAAGAACTACGACCAGCTCAAAGCCAGCTACGATGAGCAGAAGGCCCAGATGCAGATGATGACGGGGTACGGGTTCCCGGAAGAAAAGGAGAATGAGGATGCTGTATGATGTGGCAAATCTCATTGCTCGGACTTCTGAGGAAAACGACATCGGAGATCTAATCTACACCGAGAGCCCGCGGCAGGTATATGTTGAAGTTTCATCCATTGGGTTGAAGCGAAAGATGGAGGCGATGGCCGCCGGCCTGAAGCTGGAGTGGAAGTTCACCCTGTCCAATGTGGCCGAGTATGGAGATGAGGAAATCATCGAGTACAAAGGCAAGCGGTATAACATCGTGAACGTCTACATCACAGATATGCTGTCCGTTGAGCTGATCGCCGCGAGGTGCTGACATGGGGCTTCCGAAGTCTGTTGTAAAAATCAAAAAGGACGGCGTAGAGTTCACGAGTAATGTGGATCGGGTTAATTACACGATTGTGGAGTTGACCAGAGCTGCGCTTAGGGATGTGGGCCGCTTGGTCTGCAATCGAGCGCGACAGCGGATCAAGAAGAACACGGGGCGCCTCGCAAAGAACACCCAGTATTGGGTGCGCAAGAAAGAGTGTGACCTGCAGGTGGGCTTTAAGCCGGGCGGATGGTACGGTATCTTCCAAGAGCTGGGCACCGAAAAGCAGCCGAAAATCGGAGCGCTTTTCAATGCGGTGTCAGAGAACATCGACACCATCCGGGATATCGAGGGCAAGTATTTGTCTGCGATAGAGGACGAGCAACAGGCACTTAGCTTAATAAACGAGGGGGAATATGAAGGCGATGAGTAGAAGTAAGACTGTGGCCCTGAGAAGGGGAGTAAAAGGAGTCATCAGCCGGATTATTCCCTCCGTTTATTTTGGGCAGGCCGATGGAAACCACCCGAAGCAATATGTCGTTTACGACCTCGAAGAGCTCTCTTTTGAGGATGGCTGCCACAGGATGCAGTTGGAGGTCAACTGCATGGACTATGGCACCGATACCGCTGCGTGCGAGACGCTTGCGGACCAGATTCAAGCGAAGTTCGACCATTACAAGGAACTGAACGATGAAATCCTGTTCAAGTGTTACTTTGACAGACGGCAGCCTGTCTATGAGGAGGACCGCAAAATCATCCGTCGCAGGCTGCTTTTTGAAATTCATCTCTATGAAAGGAGTTAAATCATGCCTAAGTTTTCTGGCTTTACTGCCAATACTCCCAAGCACCTGCAGATGGATGCGGGTGCCTTTCTGAAAAACTATGATGTAGCAAAGGATACGTGGGACACTGCGAAAGCGACCAAGCTTTTGGGGGCCACCGCTGGCGGCGGCAGCTTC